AAGTACTACGATCATCAATACTGAAAAATTTAATGTACGAAATGAAGTTGAAAAATGGATGGAAGGAATAAATGGTTCTGTAGATAATATAAGTGAATCTGATGCAGATTTTGGAACTGGAACTGCTACCCTGACTCATTATCAAAAAGGTGGAGCCTCCACTATGGTATATACTTTTGTAGATATTTGGCCTACTGCTTTAGGAGAAATTGCATTGAGTTACGATACTGCAAGTGATGTAGAACAATTTGATGTAACTTGGGCATATAATTATTATACACATAAAGGTAGTGGAGCAGTTACCGCCTTTTCTACTCAAAATTAGGAAAATAAAATGGCATTTACAGTAACAGATTTTAAATCAAATATGGCTGCACAGAGTGGAAGTGCTCGTCCTAGTTTATATCAAGTAGATATTAATGGAAAAAATCTTTCTACTTCTTTTTCAAATAATGAAAATATTCTCTGTAAAGCTGCTTCCATTCCTGCTTCAACCATTGCACCACTTCCAATAAATTATGCAGGAAGAGCATATAAATGGAATGGTTTTAGAACATTTGACAATTGGACAGTAACAGTAATAAATGATGAAGATTTCGGAATTAGAAATAAAATGTCACAATGGATGAGACTTATTGGAGGCCAATTTGATGGAACAAGAGATACATCATATGGAGATCAATTATTGGGCAAACAATGGTTTGATGGCGATGCGACAGTTACACAATTAAGTACTTCTGGTAAAGCGTTATCCAAATATAAATTTCATTATCTATGGCCCACCGAATTAGCAGGTATTCCTGTTGATTGGTCAAGTGATGCAGTACAAGAATATACTGTAACATTTGCATATGATTATTGGACTCATGTTAGTTAATATTAAAGTAGTAAAATGAATGGCTTTCGCAGTTACAGATTTCAAATCGGGATTATTACAGGGAGGGGCTCGTCCTTCCCTGTTCAAAGTTGAATTATCATATCCTTCCCCCATAGAACCTCATAAAATTGGAACTTTTAACTCTTCAGAACTATTAGTTAAAAGTGCAACTATTCCTGCCAGTACTTTAGGCACATACGAAGTATTTTATCACGGAAAATCAGTAAAAGTTGCTGGTGATCGTACTTTTGATACGTGGGAAACTACTATAATTAATGATGAAGATTTTGCTATTCGTTCAAGAATAGAAAAATGGATGGAACTCATCTCAAATCACAAACTAAATACTAGAGATACAGAAATGAGTTCTAAAAAAGAAGGTGAAAATGCAGATTATAAACAAGATATGTCAGTAATTCAACATGGAAAAGATGGTAAAGCAATTAGGGCATATAAATTTGTAGGGGCATTTCCTACTGCATTATCTACCATTAATTTAGATTGGGGAACTCAAGAAATTGAAGAATTTACTTGTACTTGGACATACGATAGATGGATCGTTTCAACAGATTAGGAGAATAAATTATGGCATTTGAGATATTTGGTTTCAAAATTGAAAGAAAAAGTCAGGAAGTTACAAACGCAAATGTACCTTCATTCACTCTTCCAGAAAATGAAGATGGTGCAATGATGGTATCGGGGGCCGGTGCGTATGGCTCCTATATGGACATGGAAGGTCAATTTAAGTCTGAAATTGATCTAATCATGAAGTATCGTGAAATGTCTCAAGTTTCTGATTGTGAAATTGCAATTGATAACATCATAAATGAAGCAATTGTTCAAGACGGAACAAACCCACCAGTTGATATTGTTTTAGACCAAACAGATTTATCAGAACCAATCAAGAAAAAAGTACGTGAAGAATTTACAAAAGTTCTTGATTTGTTGAATTTTAATAATTTTGGGCATGATATTTTCCGCAGATGGTATATTGAAGGTAGAATATATTATCATATTATGATAGATGAAAATAATCCGCAATTGGGAATAGTGGAACTCAGGAGTCTTGATTCTACAAAAATCAAAAAAGTAAAACAAGTCAATCAAAAGAAAAAAGACCAAAAACAAATAGAAATTGCGATACATCCAATGTACACATATAATGAAGCAGGGTTGGATGCTAGAACTGGTCAAGGTCTTATGATTTCGGGGGATAGTATTGCATATGCAACATCTGGAATACTGAACGCAAACAAAAGACAAGTATTATCATATCTACACAAATCAATCAAACCATTAAATCAACTTAAAATGGTAGAAGATGCGATTGTAATTTATCGTATCTCACGAGCTCCAGAACGAAGAATTTTCTATATTGATGTAGGTAACTTACCAAAGGTCAAAGCAGAACAATATATTCGTGACATTATGACACGATATAAAAATCGTTTAGTATACGATTCCGAATCTGGTGAAGTTAAAGATGATCGCAGACATCAATCCATGTTGGAGGATTACTGGTTGCCACGAAGAGAAGGTGGAAGAGGAACAGAAATTACCACACTTCCTGGCGGAGAAAATCTAGGACAACTGGAAGATGTTGAATTTTTTCAAAAGAAATTATACAAATCATTACACGTTCCTGTATCTCGTTTAGAGTCTGACTCTGGTTTCTCTTTGGGGAGAGAAAGCGAGATAACTAGGGACGAACTTCTTTTCAGTAAGTTTATCCAGAAATTACAGACACGTTTTTCTCATGTATTTGATGAAATTATGGAAAAACAAGTGATCTTAAAAAATGTAATGACTGCCGCAGAATGGGCAAAAATTAAAGATAAGGTTCATTACAAGTTTGAAAAAGATCATTATTATACAGAGTTTAAACAGCAGGAAACCTTGTCACAAAGAATAGATCTTGCAAGGAATATGGAGGATTGGGTAGGTCAATATTATTCAAAAGAATGGTTTAGGAAAAATGTTCTTAGGCAGTCTGATGATGATATTGAAATGCAAGATTCTCAAATGGAAAAAGAAAAAGCCGAAGGTGAGTATGAAGATGAAGGAGATGAGGATGAAATGTGATTCCTCACTCTTAAAAGTTTATAAATATTAATAGTAATTTTTTGGAGATTTAAATGGCAGAACAACAAGTACAGACTAAAGAGTATAGACCAGTAGACATTATTGATTTTTCAATGCAAAGCAAACCTACGAAAGTAACCGATGCATTTGGACAATTAATTTCGGACAAAGTAGTAAATTTTCTTGCAAACAAGAAACAGGAAGTTTCTGCTAAAATGTTCAAAACAAAAGAAGATATACCAGAACCTGCTGAGGTTGAAGTTAAAGCCGCACCAGAATCAGAAGTACAAACTACGGAGGCATAATGGCATTTGCAACTAGAACACTTATAGACACAGGAAAAGCTTCTACAGGATATGGGAAAGTAGTAATTTTATTAGATCTTAGTGATCATAATGTTTCTGCAACTGCATTAGATGCAGATGGTTTAGCTGGATTTGCGAATGGAGCAAAACTTAATATTCGTAGAATGCGGTGGGGATTAACAAGTGGAGCAGATGATGGTATTGGTGGTTCTGCATTGATAGAATTTAAAGGTGCAAGTGCCGACACATCTGCAATAAGACTTGCAGGATCGGGATACTATGATGGCCCCGCAATTAATAATAATGCAACAAACACTACTGCTACTTCGGCAGATATTATGTGTGTTCCTGTTAATACAACTGGATTTATTATGATAGAATTTTCTAAAGATTCTGGTTGGTCAGCATAATGAAAACATTTAAGGAATTCAGAGAATCTATCGGATGTTCTACTAAATTGGAAGTAGTAGAGCGAGAAAAAATAGAGATTTTTGAGGGAGATGTAATTGACCAATTAAGGAAAATTGTAAAGTCTAAGAAAGAAGCAGATGTGTCACTTAAATCTGGATCATCACACAAAATAGATCCCGATTCTGCTAAACAAATACTCAAGACTTTTGACTCCCTAAATAGTTCTAAACAAAAAAAGGTGCGAAAAGACATGAATAAAGACACAAAAGGTTTTATGACCATCATGGATTTTGCACACGAAAACGTACAAAGGTAGGAAATATGAAACTAATTTGCGAATTACAAGAAGCCGTAAATTATGAATTGCTAGAGGAAGAAAATAAACCTAAGCAATATTTCATTGAAGGTATATTCATGCAATCGGAAAGAAAGAACAAGAATGGTAGAATATATCCATTGGATGTTCTTGAAAAAGAAGTAAACCGATATGTAAGAGAATATGTAGAACCTAAACGTGCATTTGGTGAGTTAGGTCATCCAGATGGCCCAACAGTTAATCTTGATCGTGCATCACATATGATTCATTCCTTGCAAAAAGAAGGAAAGAATTTTATTGGACGAGCAAAGATTCTTGATACACCAAATGGCAAAATAGTAAAAAATCTTATTGACGAAGGTGCAAAGTTAGGTGTTTCTTCCAGAGGAATGGGAACTTTGAAACCAGAGTCTAAGGCGCAAATTGTTCAAAGTGATTTTTATTTGGCAACCGCTGCGGATATTGTTGCAGACCCTTCTGCTCCAAATGCTTTTGTTGAAGGTATAATGGAAGGTAGAGAGTGGATTTGGGATGGAGGTCTTTTGAGAGAACAAGATGTAGAAAGGGCAAGGAACAATATTCGTTCCGCTGCTTCCAAAGAACTTGAGGAAGTAAAATTAACTGAGTTCAAAAATTTATTGTCAAACTTGTGATATTATAAATATTAACAGTAACGAATTAATAATTTTAGGAGTTTCAATGGCTACTGAAGAAAATATAAATCAAACCGAAGTTCTGGAAGAGTCTGAGCAAGAAGAACTTGTTGAAGCTCCAGAACAAGAGCAACCAGAAGTAGAACTTTCTGAAAAGTCTAAGGCCAAAGTCAAAGAAGACGATGACGAAGACGAAGAAGGGGAAGACGAAGAAGGAGAAGAAGAGGAAGAAGACGAGCAGGTAAAGAAAGAGGAATTTAAAGTTCCTACTACCAAGTCTGCTATGATCAAGCAACTCTTTGACAAAGTTAACGGCATGAAAAAAGAAGAGGTTTCCGCTAAGTGGAAAGATCTTATGGGTGTTGCCGAAGCAGAAGACTTGGGAGGCCCAACCCCCGAAGATTCCGATAACACAAAAGATGAAGTCGGAAAAAAGAAAAAGAAAGTTAAGATTGCTATGCCAGAAATTAATGTCAAAGAAGATATTGATGCACTGGTTGAGGGAGAAGAACTTACAGAAGAGTTCAAATCCAAAGCATCTACAATTTTTGAAGCTGCAGTCCATCAGAAAGTAATGGAGGTTGCAACGGCTAAAATAGAAGATCTTGAAAAAGAATATCAATCAGATCTACAAGAAGAGATAATCTCATTCCGTGATGAGTTGACTGAAAAAGTTGACGGATACCTCAACTACGTAGTTGAAGAGTGGATGAGAGAGAACGAACTTGCACTTGAAAGTTCACTGCGAAGTGAAATTACTGAAGAGTTCATGGGCGGATTAAAGAATCTCTTTACTGAACATTACATTGAAGTTCCAGACGAGAAGGTTGACATTGTTGAAAATCTTTTTGACAAAGTTGAGGAACTTGAAGGTCAATTAAATACTCAAATTGAAGAGAATGTCCAAACTAAGGGCGAACTTAACGATTACCGAAAAAACAAAATCTTAGAAGAAGTCTGTTCAGATCTTGCTGACACACAATCTGAAAAGATGAAAGATTTAGTTGAAGGTGTATCTTTTGATGAAACAGAAGATTTTGAGGATAAAGTAAAAACGATTAAGGAAAGTTATTTCCCTAGTCAAGTAAAACAGGATGAAAATATTGAGCAGAAAGATGTTGTCACGGAAGATTCTCCATCAGAGGAAACTCCTAAGATGAATAACATCATGGAAGCTTACAGTCAAGCAATTGCCCGTAAGTAATTTTTTTTTAAATTAGTTTTTTTAACAATTATAGGAGTTTAAAAATGCAACTCTCAGAACAAGTAAACAAGAAGTGGGCTCCAGTTCTTGATCATCCAGATCTTCCTGAGATCAAGGATGCTCATCGTAGAGCAGTAACCGCTATCTGTCTTGAGAATGTTGAAAAGCAGTACGCTGCAGATCAACAGGCAAGTACAGGTGGGTTATTGATGGAGGCAACGCCTACAACTGTACAGGGTATGACTACTGCTGCCGATTTTTCGGGTGGAGCAGGAAATCCAACTCATGCAAGTATAGATTTTGCAGACCCAGTTCTTATCAGCATGGTTCGCCGTGCAATGCCTCAACTCGTAGCATACGATGTTTGTGGTGTACAACCAATGTCGGGCCCAACTGGTTTGATTTTTGCTCTCAAGAGTAGAATTAACGATCAGTCTGGAAACGAACTCCCAGGCGTCAATCCTGACGGAGAAGATTCAGAGTCAGGTACTCCTGGCCACGCATCTGGTGATAACGTAACAACACCTGGCCTGTTAATCACAGGAACAGATGGAACTGCACAAACTGGAAACGAATATTCCGCATCAAGTGCTCTTGAAACAGCAGGTGGTGAGGCAGACGTTGCCGGTGAAATGTCCTTCACAATTGAGAAGGTTTCCATCGCAGCAGGAACACGTGCTCTTAAAGGTTCTTATTCAATGGAACTTGCACAGGATCTACGTGCCGTTCACGGATTGGATGCAGAAGCAGAACTTGCTAACATTCTTTCTGGTGAAATTCTTGCAGAGATCAATCGTGAGGTTGTTCGTAAGATTTACATCAATGCTGCAGCTGGTGCCCAAATTGGTACAACAACTGCCGGTATTTTTGATCTTGACACAGATTCCAATGGACGCTGGATGGTTGAGAAATTCAAAGGTCTGATGATGGCGATTGAAAGAGATGCCAATCAGATTGGTCGTGACACACGAAGAGGAAAAGGTAATATTATCTTGACTTCTGGTGATGTTGCATCTGCACTCTCAATGGCAGGAATGTTGGACTATGCTCCTGCAATGAGTACAGATCTTAACACAGACACAGCATCAACAACTTTTGCTGGTATCATGAATGGTCGATATAAAGTTTATGTTGATCCTTATTCTGATACAAACGCAGCAGAATACTACTGTGTAGGTTATAAGGGTGAATCACCTATGGATGCAGGAATCTTCTACTGCCCATACGTTCCATTGCAAATGGTTCGTGCGGTTGATAGTTCCAGTTTCCAACCACAAATTGCATTCAAGACACGCTACGGAATAGTTGCAAATCCATTTGCTGAAAATGCAAGTGCTTCAACTGGTCGTACAACTGGTGTTCTTGGGTCTAATCCTCACTTGAACAAGTATTACAGGAAAGCACGCATTTCCAACTTAATGTAATTCTTGACACTACATAGTGTAGGGGTTTCTGAAGGGAGAGAAGAAATTCTCTCCCTTTTTTGTTTGTACTGATCTAGTGAGGAATTATGATAATAGTAATAGGTAATGGACAATCCAAATTCGTAGTAAATCCAAAATTATATAAAAATCATTTAACTTATGGATGTGATTTTGTTTACCGAAAACATATGCCAGACCACTTGGTTTGTCAAGATGTAGATGCACAATTGGAATTAATTACCAATAAACACACAAGAAAAAATAAATGTTATTTTAGAGGATTTGGTTTAATTCCTAGCATGAATTATGATATGCTTAGACAAACTGTAAAACCACAAATGAAGGTGGGTGAAAATTCTCCTAAAACAGAAAATTTTGTTAATTTTTCTCATCACGGAATATCATATTTTATTTGGGTTGATTCTTCTGATCTAATAGAAGATATTGAATGGTGGGATGATGATTGGAATACGGATGCAGTTGCACTCCGTTTGGCCTGTCAACATAATTTTGGTGAAACTTTTTATTGCGTTGGCTTTGATTACTATCATGAACAAACGAGTTCTGGGATATATCTGGGATCAAATGTTCACCAATTTCACGAAAAAGATAATACAGTATTTCTTAAAAACCATAAAACGATTGAAGAAGAACATCCAGATTGTAAATTTGTATTTGTAGGTAAGGATATGGAGTATTCAGAGTTTGAGAAAATGTTTGAATAAATAGTAGTAAAGGAACTCTATGGCAGCATCAAATAAAATACCAGACAATATAAATTATCTATCCAATATCAGTTTCAGATTGGCAATGGAAGACGCTCCAAGTTTGACATGGTTTTGTCAAGCGGTCAATATTCCTGGCGTGTCTATTCCCAATATTGAAATAACAAATCCCTATGCAACTGTACAATATGCAGGGAATAAAGTTACTTTTGAAACATTAGAAGTTCGTTTTATCGTAGATGAACATTTAAAAAATTGGACTGAAATTTATGATCGTGTGATCGCATTGGGTTTGGCCGAGGGTCATGAAAAATACAAATTATTGAAAGCAAAATCTGATTTAACATCTAGAGGTGGAACAGTTTCCACAGTTGTTCTTTCCGTACTGACAAGTGCAATGAATTCTCAAATGGAATTTCATTTCTACGAAGCATTTCCTATTTCAATCTCTAGTTTAGAATTTGATAGTGCAGCCACAGACTTAGAATATTTTACAGCAACCGCAACATTCCAGTATACAAACTATGAAATAAGAAACCTATTAGATAATTAAAAATTATGGAACTTGAAGACATTATGAAAATGTGGGAAGAGGATTCTCACATTGATGATAAAGACTTGGATAATGAATCATTGAACATTCCAAACGTACATCAAAAATACCTCAACATATATTCAAAAGAAAAACGGAAATTGAGTGATCTTAAAACTCATTGGAAGATCCTTTTTCAGCAAAGATGGGAAGTGGTTATTTCCAAGAACGGAAAAGCACCAGACCACAATATTCGCATTTCAAAAACAGAACTAGAAAGACATTATGTTGCAGCAGATGAAGTCCTACAAAAGGCCGAGAAAATTTTAAACGAACAAGAAGGGAAAGTTGAATATTTGAAATCGGTTCTTTCCATGATTGAGAATAGAAGTTTTCACATCAACAATGCAATCAATTGGAGAAAATTTGTTGCAGGGTTGGGGTAGTAGTGCAAATAATTATAGAAAAGGAAAATGAAGTATATCTAAGACTTATCTGTGAACCAAGTGTAAGGATGGAATTGAATCATTATTTCCGATTCCGCCCAAAAGACTATCAATTCATGCCCATGTTTCGTAGAAAAAAATGGGATGGTTTTGTATATCTTTTCAACATGGATTCTGGTAGAATGTACTATGGACTAAAATCAGAAGTTCAAAGATTTGCATATGATAGAGAATATACGTTAATAGATCAAACAAATGATCCGTATAATAAAATTTCCAATGAGGATTATTTTAAATTCCTTACATCATTTCCCTGTGAGTACAAATTAAGAGATTACCAAAGCAATGCAGTTAGACACGCAATAGATAGAAAAAGGTGCTTATTACTTTCACCTACTGCATCTGGTAAATCCTTAATTATCTATTACATAATACGTTATTATTCTCCAAGAAAATCTTTGGTCATTGTGCCGACATTATCTTTGGTGAGTCAGATGTATTCGGATTTTGAATCTTACGCACGGGCCGATAAAAATTTTGATATAGAAAGTTTAGTTCATAAAATATATGGAGGACAAGAGAAGGTTACAGACAAACAAATTGTTGTCTCAACTTGGCAATCTCTATACGAACAAAAAAAGAATTACTTTTCAGAGTTTGAGTTGGTGATAGGAGATGAAGCACATCTCTATAAATCAAAATCACTAACAAAGATAATGAAGGGTTTAGAGAATGCACCTTATAGAATAGGAACTACAGGAACATTAGATGATGTAGAAGTACACAAATTGATACTAGAGGGGTTGTTTGGATCAACTAAAAGGGTCACTACGACAAAAGAATTGATTAAAAAGAAAACCCTATCTGAAATTCATATAAAATGTCTTGTATTACAATATTCAAAAGAGGCCTGTGCTATTGTTTCAAAATTAAACTATCAAGAAGAGATAGATTTTTTAGTAAGTCATACCGAAAGAAATAAATACATATGTAATCTAGTTGAGGGTCTTTCGGGCAATTCTTTGGTCTTATTTCAGTTGGTAGAAAAACATGGAAATATTCTACATGAAATGTTGAGAGATAAAATAGATAATTCAAGAAAAGTGTTTTTTGTTTATGGAGGAACAGATGCAGAATCAAGAGAACAAGTTAGATCTATCGTGGAACAAGAACGAGATGCCGTCATATGTGCGAGTTATGGCGTATACAGTACTGGCATCAACATTAGGAATCTTCATAACATCATTTTTGCTTCTCCTTCTAAGTCTCGTATAAGAAATCTACAATCAATTGGTAGAGGACTTAGGACATCGGATACAAAGAAATCTGCAAACTTGTATGATATTTCAGATGATCTTACGTACAAAGAGAGAAAAAATTATACCTTAAATCATTTCATGGAAAGAATCAAAATTTATACCAGTGAAAAATTTCCATATAATATCTACACAATTCCAATAAAAGGATAATATGACTGCACCTCTTAAATATGTCAAACTTGCAAGCGGAGAAGAACTGCTGACAATGTACATGGAGCCAGATGGTGGATTTTTTAAATTTAAACATCCTGTAAAAATATCTCACGTTGTAGATCAAGAAGGAGATGAGGGTGTGAGATTTACCAAATGGATTCCATTCACAGAAGATAAAATTATTCCTGTATCCGCTAAATATGTGGTAACAATGGCAAACCTATCTCCAAAAATGCACAAGATATACAAAGATATTATAGAAGAAGAGAGCGATACATTTGAAGAATTTATACCATTAGGTAATGAGAGTGAAATGTTAAACTAAGTATATACTTTCATTTGTACTCGTCACAGACTCATTATAACACTTTATGGAGGTTTTGTCAAGTTTTTTTTATTATTAAATATTACTTGACTTTTTTGATTGAATTTGATATAATGGATATATTATAAACTAAGAAAGGATATTCATGCCAAGAAAAAAACAACATTATGTGAATAATGAACAATTCTTGATAGTCATGAGAGATTATCGTGAAAATTATTTGAAGTCAAAGGATGACGAAACCACACCACCACAGATACCCGATTATGCAGGAGAATGTTTTCTTAAAATAGCAGAGAGACTTTCTCATCGGCCAAACTTTATAAATTATGCATTTCGGGAAGAAATGGTAAGTGATGGAATTGAAAATTGTGTAATGTACGCAAGTAATTTCAATCCAGAAAAATCAACCAATCCATTCGCATATTTTACTCAAATCATATATTACGCATTCCTTAGAAGAATTGAAAAGGAAAAGAAACAACTTTATATCAAATATAAAACGATGGATGAGTTTAGTTCTTTAGAAGACAATTCAGACATGGCTGCAATGAGTGCAAAAGAGTCTGCAAGTGTAGTATCTGGTGCATCTCCAATGACAGCAGATAAACGTGCAAGTATATATGACTTCATCCATGCATTTGAAGAGAAGAAAAGAGCAAAGAAAAAACCCAAACCAGAAGTTGATAAGAATCTTGCTAAGTTATCACCTCTCGTTGAATTTATGGAAGAGGCATACGCATGAAGATAGCTCTTATTACAGACACACATTTTGGTGCAAGAAATGATAGTTTGATTTTTAATGATTTCTTTAAAAGGTTTTATGATAATGTATTCTTTCCTACGTTAAAAGAAAGAGGTATTACCAAAGTATTGCATTTAGGAGATGTGGTTGATAGAAGAAAATTTATTAATTATAAGACTCTAAATTCTATGAAAGAAATTCTGTTTCTTCCGCTAAAAGAGATGGGAATCAATATGGATATTATTGTTGGTAATCACGATATATATTACAAAAATACTCTTGCAGTAAATTCTATGTCTGAATTGACAGATGGAATGGATCATGTAACAGTACACGTTGAACCAACCGAAGTATCTTTAGATGGGAAAAACAAAGCAGTATTTCTGCCTTGGATCTGTGCAGACAATGAAGAACAGACAAGAACATTGATAGAAAAGACACGTGCTCCAGTTGCATTCGGTCATCTTCAAATAGAAGGAATTGAACAGAATAAAGGTTCGTTTGCAATAGAAGGATACTCTCAGTCAATGTTT